AAAAACAGCTTTTGAAGCAAACTTGGTGCTCTGGTTCTTGGCTTGCTTCCCGTATCCTCGCGTCGTGTGCACGGCACCGACCCGCCAGCAGTTGAACGATGTGCTCTGGGCTGAGATTGCCAAGTGGCAGGAGCGCAGTCCTGTCTTGCAGGCCATGCTTGTATGGACAAAGACCCGCGTCTACATGAGGGGGCACGAGAAGCGCTGGTTCGCCGTGGCCCGCACGGCCACGAAGCCGGAAAATATGCAGGGCTTCCATGAAGACAATATGCTTTTCGTGGTGGACGAGGCATCTGGCGTTGCCGACCCCATCATGGAGGCTATACAGGGTACGCTTTCCGGAGACAACAACCGCTTACTGATGTGCGGAAACCCAACGCAGAACACTGGCACATTCCACGATTCGCACACCGTGGATGCCCAGTCCTACTACTGCATGAAGGTGTCCAGCAGGGACAGCCCCCGCACGAATAAGCAAAATATCGCTGACTTGGAGCGAAAGTTCGGCAAGAACAGCAATGTGGTCCGCGTCCGTGTTGACGGCGAGTTCCCGGAAAATGAGGACGACGTCTTTATTCCGATGGCGCTTGCCACAAAAGCGGTCAATACTGAACCGCTTGAGCACAGCATTCCGGCCAGAATCTCCATTGGGTGCGACGTGGCCCGCTTTGGCAACGACGACACCGCCATTGCGAAGAACATTGACGGGGACATTCAAAAGCTGGTCACGCGCCACGGCCAAGACCTGTACGCGACAGCCGATGACATTATCGAAATGTACAAGGCCCTGCGCACAGCGTATCCGCAGTATCGCGGTCTGATCTATGCGATTATTGACGATACGGGTGTGGGCGGCGGAGTGACGGATATTCTCAACAGGGAGAAGATTCGGCAGAAGCTGAACAAACTCATGGTTGTTCCTGTCAATTTCTCGTCTGCTGTTCCTGACGAGGAAGCCGCCGGGAGATATGCCGATATTTCAACATGGATGTGGGCTGTCCTGCGCGACATGGCGGCGTCTGGTCTCCTGCATTTGCCGGATGACGCGACCTTGATAGGTCAGCTCACGACCCGCAAGTACATCTTCAGCGGCGCGCCCTCCAAGCTGAAACTTGAAAGCAAAGAGGCGCTAAAAAAGCGCGGCCTGACCAGCCCGGACCGGGCTGATGCAGTTGCGCTGGCATTATACGAGGGCGGAATTTTTGATGTCCACAGCCTGATTTAACGTAATCGGAAAGGAGAAAGCGTGAAAAAAGTTATTCCTGGAAAAATTAAAACACAGCTGCGCCTTGACGGTTACTATAATGTGCTGAACAAGTACGGCACCCAGCACGACAGCACGGAGTACTACCAGTGGGCGTCTGGCTCTGCGGTAAGCGATACGGAGCTGGCTGATCTCTATGCAGGAAACGGGTTGTTCTCAACCATTATTGATGCCCCGGCGGACGACGCAACCAAGAACGGCATCGACCTCGGCATCAAGGACAAAGACTTGCAGAAACAGCTCGACAACCACTTGCAGACCATCCGATACCAGAGCAAATTCGCCAAGGCTTTGCGCTGGGCGCGGCTCTTTGGCGGTGCTGCTGTGGTGATGCTGGTTGACGACGGGCGGCTCCTGCAGGATCCTTTGAACTGGCGTGACGTGCACGGCGTCGAAGAGCTGTTGGTATATGGCCGCAACGAAATGTATCCTCTTTGGGTCAATGGGTATGAGAACAACCCGGACGATGAGGATTACCGCCGGGGAGGCACTGGCATCCCGGAGTACTACCAAGTCAACAGCGTGTACGGCAACTATGTTGTGCATTCGTCCAGATGCCTTGTTTTCCATAACTCGGACATCCCGGAAAGCTCCACTATGGCTAATCTCTACCGCACATGGGGCATCCCGGAGTATCTGCGCATTCGCGAAGAGCTGAGAAATGCCAGCATAGGCCCCGGCTATTCTATCCGCCTGCTGGAGCGGCTGTCGATGGTGACCTACAAGATGAAGAATCTTGCTGGTGTGCTTTCCACGGCAGACGGCGAGGATACGGTTCTTCAGCGTATGGAAATGCTTGACCTTGCCCGTAATCTGCTGAACATGGTCATTATTGATGCCGACGGCGAGGATGTGGGCGTTCAATCCCTGTCTGTTGCTGGCGTTAAGGACATTCTGGACAATGCCTGTGCGATGTTGTCTGCTGTATCTCATATCCCACAGACGCGGCTTTTTGGGCGTTCCCCGGCGGGCGAGAATGCCACTGGAGAGAGTGACCTTGAGAATTACAAGGAATTCGTCGGAGGTCTCCAAAACGGTGACCTCCGCGATAACACCCGTACCCTCGTTGAGCTGATTCTTCGCGGCATGGTTTGGAACAGGGAAGTCGAGGAGATACCTGAGTACACCGTGACCTACAAGAGCGCGTGGAGCCCGTCTGACGATGAAAAGGCAGCACAAGACCAAGCTGCCGCAGCGGCACAGCTCACCAGAGCGCAGACCGCTGGCACATACGTCACAAATGGAATTGTCGAAGCTGAAGAAGTTCGCCGCGCGATGGTCCGTGACGAACAGTTTGACCCAGAGAACATTCTCACGGAAGCGGACATTCACCAAGACTGGGGACTTGGCGGAGCCGATACCCAGCAGGAAGCCGCTGATGGTCAGCAACAGAATGCCGCGGATGCCAGCGGTCTTGTTACCGATGAAGGAGACTGCGGCTATGTGGCGGGCTTTGTCGTGCAGGACGGCAAGATCCTCTGCGGGCACCGCTCT